GCGAAGTCTTAGAAGAAGGTCCAAACTACATTGATAAGTATTTTGAAGATACTATCCGTGAAGATGAGACTGAAGCCTACTATCAAGAAAACCGCTTTGAGGTTTTTGAATACTGGGGCGTTATAGACTCAACGATGGCTGCTTCTGTCGGCATGGACCTAAACGAAGAGCCAGACGAACTAACACAAATACAAGTAAACGTATGGGTGTGTGGCAACAAAGTAATCCGTTGCGTAGCTAACCCGTTTACTCCTTCGCGTATTCCTTTCTTTGTTACACCATACGAAATCAACCCCTATCAACTGTGGGGCGTAGGCGTAGCAGAAAATATGGAAGATGCACAGATGCTAATGAACGGACACGTTCGTATGGCAATCGATAACCTTGCTCTTGCCGGTAACCTAGTTTTCGATGTTGACGAAGCAAGTTTGGTTCCCGGTCAGAACATGGATATTTTCCCCGGAAAGATATTCCGTCGCCAGTCCGGTGTTACAGGAACAGCAATCAATGGCCTAAAGTTCCCTAACACTGCGCCTGAAAACATTCAAATGTATCAAATCAGCCGCCAACTAGCCGATGAGGAAACAGGTCTGCCGTCTATTATGCACGGTCAGACAGGCGTATCCGGCACTGGCAGAACTGCTGCTGGCCTATCTATGTTGATGGGTGGCGCAAGTCTGTCTATGAAAACCGTAATAAAGAACATTGACGACTACCTTTTAAAGCCTATGGGGGAAGCGTACTACCAGTGGAACATGCAGTTCAACGACGAAATGGATGATATTAAGGGTGACCTTGAAATCAAACCTCGCGGCGTAGCTGCTGTTATGCAGAAGGAAGTTCGTAGTCAACGTCTTATCGGTCTTCTTCAAACCGTATCGAATCCAATGTTGGCACCGTTCATCAAGATTCCGAATCTCATTCGTGAACTGGCAATTTCTCAAGACATTGATCCAGACAGCTTGGTTAATGATGTTAATGAAGCCCAGATCTATGCCGAAATGCTGAAAGGAATGATGGCAAATGCTGAACAACAATCAGGCGAGAATGGTGTCCCACCTAGTCAACAACAACAAGGCATGGCAGGGAATGGAGGAGTACCTCAGCAGCCTCAAGACGCTGGTGGTACAAGCACTGACGGTAGCGCAGTCGGAATCGGAACTGCGCCAGTTGCAGGGGAAGCTGGTTTTACTGGAAACACTCCTCAAATTGAAGGATAACCACGACGCGGTTATAAAAGGGCTAAAAGATGGCTGATACATTTGATTGGTACTACCCACAACCTGTTACAACAGTAGAAGCAGCGGACGACGAAATTGAACAAATTTCTGATCAACCTTCTACTCAACCAGTGCAGGATGATGGTGGCGGTACTGGATGGAGTGCAACGGGCGTAGCATCTACTATAGGGCAAAACGCAGAAATTGATATCAATGAACTTAGCCTGACAAATCCCTTAGACGTTCAGTTTAGTAACTTTAATGATTACTTGACTGATAGAGGACTTCCTTCTCGTTCAGGGTTTTTTAGTTCGACAGATTTTAGTTCGCTTGGTGCACAAGCAGGACCGGGTAGTAAGACGATGGCCGGTATAGCTACTGCTTTGACAAACAACCCTATGATAGGGTTTGTTGGTAGTGCTCTTGGACCAACTCGTGAAGTAAAAGACCCTACAGGTAAGTATTCTAGATACATACATGAAACTGGGATTTTCAATGCTATTGCGTCTATGAAGATTGCCGAAGAATACCGTGACTTAGGTGAAATTAAAGCTGCCTATCAAAAGAATCCAGCAGCGGGAGCAGCAGCAAACGGTTTTGTTATGCACGTAAATGGTCGTCCTGTATATCAAATGCCGGGGTCTAGATACTGGAAGCACAATTTGGGAGCAGGAGTTGAAATAAGCGAATTACAGGGAAACAACCTCGCTCGTCTTTCAGTTGCTGAAAATGTAAAAAATGCAATCTTAAAAGGTGACGATCCTAATGGATGGAAGGGTGGAGGTATAACGAATCAAGATACGTTTATATCAACACCCAGCGGCGGATATAACTTAGATGGCAGCTTTAATTTTGGCGGAGAAACATCTTCCCGCTATGGAAAAATGGAAGACATAGTATCAGTAGGCGACCAATTGTTTGAACACGTTACCAATGCAAATGCAAACCTGCAAGCATCTATGCGAAAAAGCTATGCAACAGAAGTAATTGAAGGATTGCGTTCGATGCCGCCGGGAACTCCTAGTACAGTTCGGACAAATTTTATTAACAGTGTCGTAACGAGATCTAGGGGAACGATGTTTAATAAACCGACATTCTCTACAGTTACCCCCGTTACTCCCGACGTATTTGCCTCTAACCTAGCTTCTAAAGCACAAGAAGCAGGTGCTAAAATTCAGTCTAACTTTGACTTGGATAAGGCTCTTTCAAACAGAGGGAATTATGATACCGGCGGATACGACGATAGTGATTTAGGTGCTGGCGTTGAGTCCTCTATGGGCGATGCAGGTGGCGGATTAGGTGCAGAATCCTTTTCTGACTTTTCTGAAGAAGCATATGGTGGCAAGATTGGATATGCTTGGGGTGGCAGCGTAGACGATGACGCCTCTGACGATGAAATGGGCGACGTCGAAACCATGTCATCATCGTATAGTGCCGATCCTGACGCATTTGCTGACGAAGATGCAGGTATGTATGATGGCGGAAACGACGATAACAACAATAACGACACTAAAAAAGACATCACTGTTAAGCCTAGCGTAACGACTAAATCGTTTCAAAGAGACATCGTAAAAGAACTTCGTGATTTAAGCTTAACGCCTGAACAGCGTTATGCAGTAAATGCAATGGCGGAAAAGCTTGGTATGAATCCGGCTGGTACTGATAATATTGTTGCTGCCCCAAAAAAGGGAGAAGATTTTTTCGATACTCCGCTAGGTAGCTTCTTAAATAAAGCTGCTGCTGCTGGTATGCAAGCCCTTGCACTTCAGGCACTAGGTATTCCGATGGGCTTTAATCAAGGAGCCACGATTGGTCGTAATAGGATAGACGGCAGTCAGTCTGGCTTCATTCAAGCTCCGCCATCACAGGCAACAGAAGCAGAAACCGTAGCTGATAACATACCAATGGAAGGCGACGTAGGCGGAGAGATTATCAACGCTTCTGCCGTTAAAGAAGCAGGTGAAGCTGACATTGCCAAGATGATTGCGGACGCTGAAAAGTATGCCCGTGCTAACGGAAAAGAAATATCTGACAACGGTGAAAAAGACGGCATTCTTGTATCGAAGGGTGAAGTGTATATTAAGAAAGATCTTGCCGATATTATTGGGCGAGACAAAATTCGCAAGATTAACAATCGCGGCAAAAAAGATACCCGTCGTAAAATCCAAGAAACGCAAGCGGCTGCAGAAGGTGGTTTCATAAAAAAAAAGTACGCAGAGGGTGACACGGTACTAGGTAGATTTCGCAAAAGTATCGGCACGGACAGCCCTAGCATAACAATGCAAGACGTAGTAGGGCCACAGCAAGACGGGTTCCTTTCTGGCCCTCAAATTCGAGAGTCAATTCCAGAAGCTTCTCCCTCTACGGCACTACCTAGAATGTCAAGATTTGAGTCTCGCGCATACAATCTTTTAGAACTGTTAGAAGGTAATCATCCAGAAGCTTATGTACCTAAAGGAAGAAGCAAAAGCGGCGTAACAGTTGGAATTGGCTTTGATATTGGGCAGCACAGCGTAAAGGACTTGGAACGTATGGGTTTGAGTTCTGATATGATATCAAAGCTAACTCCCTACACCAAAAAGATCGGAAAAGCAGCTAAAGAAATCCTAAGATACGATCCGTTAACTTTGAGTGATAAAGAAACAAAGGACATAAATACCATCGTTCTTCGTAAAAAGCTTGAAGACTTTGAGCGAGTATACCCAGAGTATAACAATGTAAGGGACGAAGGTAAACGGGCTGTATTGTTCTCTACTTATTTTGGTGGAGGGCTAGGCCGATACAAAACATTTAGAAACGAATTTGACAAAGCGCAAAACATGGATCGCGCTTTACGACGCGGACTACTGAACATACTTCCACGAGGAGCAGTAGAACATAATCGCGCTAAAAAAGCTTTGAACTGGTATAGGGACTACAAACAGACGGTTATGCCAATACCGCGACCTAAACCAGTATCGAATCCGTCGGCTACCCGCTAAACGCGGCCCCGACACAACCGGAGCGGCTACCCACAGCCATGTGGCCCCGCAAGTGAGGTAAATAAAATGGCAAAAAAAGTACGTGGCTTTAGAGCCAATAAACCAAACGACTCTTTTGGTACTGTTAATAGTGACAGCCTTTACAAAGGCAAATATCGTGAAGAGGTATATCAAGAAGACGAAGACGATAACGAGGAACTAGAAGCCAGCGAAGAAACTGCTGAAGCCGAAGAACAGGTTGCCAGCGATGAAAGTTTCGCCGAAGCTAAAGCTCAAGAACCGGATTATAAGAAGCGTTACGATGATCTCAAACGACACTATGATGAACGGCTTGAAGAATGGAAGCGTGAAAAAGAAGAGTTTGTAACTCGTTTGAACACGACTCCTGAACCTCAAGCGGCAGAAGATACATCAGGATTAAGCGCATTCAAAGATCAATATCCAGACGTATATGACGCTATCAACAAGATCTCTGCAACTCAATCTGAAGCGAGGGTAAAGGGACTTGAAGAAGAGTTATCGCAGATCAAAGAACGAGAAAAAGCCCTAGAAAAGCAAAAGGCTTATCAAGAGTTACTAAGACTGCAGCCCGATTTTGAAAACCTAAAAGCTGATGAAGACTTTAACGAATGGCTTCAAAAACAACCAAAGTCCATATCTGACGGTGTTTACAACAACAGTACAGATGCACAATGGGCAAGTCGGGTGGTTGATTTGTACAAAGCAGATGCTGGAATGTCTAAAACCACAGCATCAAAGCCTAAAGTAAATAAAAAGGCTGACGCTGCAATGTCTGTATCAAAGTCTACTTCAAAAGAAGTGTCTACAGGTGGTGGAGACAAGCGTATCTGGAAAGCTTCAGAAATAGGCAAGATGAAACCGTGGGAGTTTGAGAAGCACGAAGCTGAACTCGACGCTGCACGGGCAGAAGGCCGAATAAACTACAACTCTTAAACCTCAAATGAAGGAAGGAAAAGCAGATGGCTTTTAATCGCGCTGCAGGTTATAATAACCTACCTTCTGGCAACTTTACGCCAGAAATTTTCAGCCAAAAAGTTCTCAAGTTTTTCCGTCGCGCTTCGGTTGCTGAAGATATCACGAACACCGATTACGCTGGCGAAATTGAGAACTACGGCGATACGGTTCGCATTATTAAAGAACCAACAATCACCGTATCCGCATACTCACGCGGTTCAACGGTAAACCCACAAGACTTGGCCGACGATCAAACTACTATGATTGTCGATCAGGCAAATGCTTTCGCATTCAAGATCGATGACATCGAAGAGCGTCAGTCTCATGTTAACTTTGAGGCACTGGCTACTTCTTCAGGTGCATACTCACTGAAGCGTAAGTACG